ATACCATACACCGCCTATAGATTGATGGTTTCAGGAGATGACGCAGTTATGTGGCTACACGATGACTATCAAACAGCTTTCGAAAATGCGTTTTGGCAAGTCTATTCACCTTCAGTAATAGGCACACATGGATTGGGACAAGCAGCTAAAATGCTGTTTAAGGATCCAACTGAAAGTGAGTTCTTAGCTGGCTATATCACTAGAGTAGGCGGGACTTACAAAGTAGGACGCGACGTGCATAGATATGCTTATGGAGGTAGATTCACTGACTCATTATCGAAAGAACTCACAGCAGAACGATACAAAGCAATCGTAGCTAAGGGATTAGCCACGCAGATTAGCTCACATCTGCATCTTGAGGTTTTTCAAAACCGCTTTGGCAAGATAAAGGACACGCTCCGTAAATGGGCTGAGAAGTTTTATAAGAAGTATGCTATCAGGATTTGGGGATGGAATATAGAAGGGCATAATGCTAAATATGATGATGCTGTTCACCTAACTAGTAAATACTTACTAGGAGCAGCCCGCAACCTTCATACCAGAGCCAATCAACCTGTTATGGGAACAGAAGTCAAACTTCTCAATGTAGTGGGAGGATATACTAAAACTGATGATTGCACTGAATCACTGTATTTAGTAACACCAAACATGAAGAAAATCTACGTACCCAAGAAAGAGCAAGTTGCTATCGTAGCCAAGGCCAAGAAGAAGGCCAAACCTATGAAGAAGAAACAACCGAAAAAGACTATCACAGCAAATAATGTCGGAATGGTTGTTCCAGCAGTAAGAGTTCGCACCAAAACACCAAAAATAAGTTCTAGCAAGAATAACGTTCGCTTAGCACACAAAGAATATTTCGGAGGGCTATCACCTGGTTCTTCGGGAAATTTCAATGTAATGATAATAGAACGATTAAATCCAGCGAAGGACGTATTTCCGTGGTGTAGTGGGATAGCTCAGAGGTTCGAGAATTATAGGTATAAAAGCCTAACAGTTCACTACATTCCTTACGCCGCTGCCACCGAATCAGGACAAGTCAAATTAGCTTTTGACCCTGATGGAACCGACTCTGTAGATGCACTTACAATGGAATATATGAGTCAATTCAAGAACTTCGTAGAAGGACCTATCTATCAAAGATTATCCCTTAATATAAAGAAAGAATCACTCTCCAAGTTTAAACGCTACTACACCTCAGATACAGGCGATAACAAGAG